GCGGAAATAACCCTCCTATCCCTGCAGTAATTGGTGAAGTAGCAACAGGTGCAACGTTTTCAAGTACTGATTCTACAGCTCTTGATGTCCCTGCTATTGCCGGACGTCCAGCAGCTACAATTGAGGGACCTCGTCATGCCAATGTCGCTCCTGACTGTGACATCATGAGTTACCTCAAGAAACAGAATATTTCTTTACAACATTTTACCTGGTCTACAAGTCAACTTCCTGGAACTTTACTTGTTAATATTCCCATTACTCCTCTTCGTGCTAATAATTGTATTGCTTATCAATCAGGACTTTTTAATGCTTGGAACGGCGGTTTAGAATATCAAGCTAAAGTCGCTGGTACAGGTTTTCACGCTGGTGCTCTTGGAATTGCTCGTATTCCTCCTAATATTGATCCTACAACTTTAAAAACTGTTTCTCAATTCACTGCTTTTGAATATAGTGTTATTGATCCTAAAACTCTTGAAGCTGTTTGTAAGCACGTTCCTGATCAACGTCCTATAATGTACCATTACATGAAGGATGATTTCTCTGATCCTAATAACATTGGTGGTTATTTTGTTATTTTTGTAATTCTACAATTAAATACTTCTGCAACAGGCACTAACCAAATTGATGTCGAAATTTTTAACAAATTAGCTCCTGATTTCCGATTTATTCAAGTTATTCCTCCAAACATTACACAAGCTGCTAATTCTGATGTTGATAAATGGTCTGATCTTTTCTCAACTCCTAATCTACATTCACATGCTATATTCAATTTCCCAGTTTCTCAGATGCGTATTGAAGCTTCGACTACCGTATCAAATGCTCGCATTGGTATGGTTAACTTAGCTGGTGCCATTTTTCAAGATCCTCCTTACACTACTCTTAATAGTGTACCACTTTTAGGTAGAGGATTTCCTTGGTTCTCTAGCTCTGCTACAAGTATGATTCCTACTATAGGAAATAACGTTCTAAAACCCGTACAGTTAGTAATTACAAATACTGGCTGTAGCTTCGTCCGTTACCTTCAACCTGGTGCAGTAGCTGCTACATCTCCAGTTAATTTTACTGGTGCTGTAACTGTTGCTGGTGCTACGGTTTCTACTAATTACTATTTGAAACCGAATGCTTCAGTCGTTTGTAGTGCTACTTATGGTACTACACCTAACATCACTCCTCCTGTAGGTGAATCTCTTGTCACATTTTCTTATGGTGCTGGTACTTTTGCTACACCATTTACATTAACAACAACTTTTCTTGCAGAACAATTTCTTTCACGTCGTTTTGTAATTAATAGTAATGAAGCTGTTCTTTGTCAACTCTTTTCTCGTCAAACAGGCTTACCAGTCGCTTTCATTAAAATCTATTTTGATGGCCATATAACTTCTAATTCACAAGCCACTCCTGTTACTTTCGATTTTACAGATTTAAAGTTGGAATTTATTTCATATATTCAAGCTTCTACTCCTATGCCATCATTAACATTAACAATGCTGCAATCTTTACAATCTAATCGTTTGCAAGCATTACTTAATCGTACTCACCAATTACAATTAGGTGACTAATCATATTTTACCCAAAATTAAAATATAAACACAATCC